CGGGTGGAGCAATCATTTTAGTTATGACCAGATGGTCTAAAAAAGATCTAACAGGGCAAATTATTACTAAATCAACAGAACGAGAAGGCTCTAATGAGTGGGAAGTAATACAATTGCCTGCAATAATGCCTTCAGGCAAGCCATTATGGCCTGAATTTTGGAGCAGTAAGGAATTGGATGCGTTAAAAGCTGAATTACCAGTTTCAAAATGGAACGCACAGTATCAACAGGACCCTACATCAGAAGAAGGGGCATTAATCAAGCGTGAATGGTGGCAGGAATGGACTAAAACAGATTTACCTCCATGTGACTCAATAATTCAATCATGGGACACAGCCTTCTTAAAAACGCAAAGAGCGGATTATAGCGCCTGTACAACGTGGGGAGTGTTTCATCACCCTGATGATGATGGCAATGAAAGGCCAAACCTAATATTAATTGATTCCTACAAAGAAAAGCTAGAATTCCCAGATCTAAAACGAGCGGCATACGATAAATATTGGGAATTTGAGCCAGATCAGATGATTGTAGAGGCAAAAGCTGCGGGTTCTCCTCTTATTTTTGAGCTTAGAGCTATGGGAATACCAGTTACAGAGTTTACACCAAGCCGTGGACAAGATAAGATAGCTAGAGTTAATGCGGTGACAGACCTTTTCGCCAGTGGTATTGTGTGGTATCCTCCAACAAGGTGGGCAGAAGAAGTTATTGAGGAATGCGCTGCTTTCCCTGCTGGAGACCATGATGATTTAGTGGATTCCACAACGCAGGCGCTGTTAAGATTTAGACAAGGTGGATGGATTAGGACCACTATGGATGACTGGGATGAAGAGCCTAAATACAGAAGACCAGTCGAGTATTATTAGGGAAAATTAGAACATGGCTATTGAAAAACCAATGACACCAATGATTAGAGACGAGGATGAAATAGCATCCACTGAAATAGACATTGAAATAGTTAATCCAGAAGCTGTATCAGTAGAAACAGAAGACGGGGGCATGATAATAGATTTTACCGGAGAACAGGTAAACGATATTATGAGTAATGAATTTGATGAAAATCTAGCAGATCAAATAGATGAGCAAGAGTTAGCTTCTATGGCTAGTGAATTAATAGGTAGCTTTAATACTGACAGGCAATCAAGAAGTGAATGGGCAAAAAGTTATGTTAAAGGTTTAGATTTACTGGGAATGAAGATAGAAGAGAGGCAACAACCTTGGGCTGGCGCCTCTGGTGTTTTTCATCCAATACTTACAGAATCAATAGTTAGATTCCAAGCTCAAGCTATGGGAGAGATATATCCTGCTTCAGGACCAGCAAGAACAAAAATACTTGGCAAGATGAGTGTCGAAAAAACAGCTCAAGCTAAAAGAGTTGAAGATGAAATGAATTATCTTCTAACTGAAGAGATGACAGAATACAGAGATGAAACAGAACAGATGCTGTTTAAGCTTCCTCTAGCAGGGTCAGCATTCAAAAAGGTGTACTATGATCCTATAATGGAAAGACCATGTGCAATGTTTGTTCCAGCTGAAGACTTTGTTGTTTCTTATGGAGCATCAGATCTTATGACATGCGAGAGATATACTCATGTTATGAAAAAATCAGCTAATGATATATTAAAATTACAAAACAATGGGTTCTATCGTGATATTGATTTGCCAGAACCAGAACCAGATTACTCAGACATACAAGAAAAATACGATGATTTAGATGGAGAAACCGCAACAGTAGAAGATGATGACAGGCACACTCTTCTAGAAATGCATGTTGATATGGAATTGCCAGAACCTTTTGAAGAAGAAGATGGGATAGCAAGGCCATATGTCGTGACGATAGATAAGTCATCAAGAGAGATATTATCTATTAGAAGGAACTATTATGAAGATGATAAAAAGAAAAGAAAAAGACAATACTTCGTCCACTATAGGTATCTCCCCGGCTTGGGCTTTTACGGAACAGGACTTATACACCTCATCGGAGGACTTGCAAAAAGTGCAACCTCAATACTTAGACAGCTCATCGATGCAGGTACGTTGTCGAATTTGCCAGCTGGCCTTAAAGCTAGGGGTCTTCGTATCAAAGGTGATGATTCGCCTCTCATGCCGGGTGAATTCCGTGACGTTGACGTACCGGGTGGTGCAATTCGTGACGCTATTACTTTCATTCCTTACAAAGAACCGTCATCAGTTTTGTACCAACTACTTGGAAACATAGTTGACGAAGGAAGAAGAATTGGGTCAGTTGCTGATATACAAATAGGAGACATGAACAGTAATGCTCCAGTAGGAACAACATTGGCTTTAATGGAAAGATCAATGAAAGTTATGTCTGGTGTGCAAGCTAGACTTCATGCTGCTCTTAAAAATGAACTTAGATTATTAGCTAGAGTTATCCGTGATTATATGGATGATGATTATGCCTATGAAACAGAAGGCGACTTTTCTAGGTCAAAAGATTTTGATGACAGGATTGACGTAATACCTGTTTCTGATCCTAATGCGGCTACAATGGCGCAAAGAGTTATGCAATATCAAGCAGCTCTTCAGTTAGCGCAACAAGCACCACAGCTATATGATATGGGTAAATTGCATAGACAAATGCTAGAGGTTCTTGGAATACAAGACGCAAGTACTATTATTAAATTAGCTGATGATATTAAGCCTGCAGATCCAGTTACAGAAAATATGTCTATTTTAAAACAAGAGCCTGTAAAAGCATTTAAGTATCAAGATCATGAATCTCATATAAGAGTTCATATGGCTGCGGCTCAAGATCCAAAGATAAAAGAAATGGTTGGGCAGTCTCCTTTTGCTGGAGCAATACAAGCAGCTTTATCAGCTCACATAACAGAACATGTAGCTCATCAGTACAGAAAAGAAATAGAAAAAAATCTAGGCGTTTCTATGCCTGATGAAGATAAACCTCTTCCAGAAGATGTAGAGGAAGAGTTATCAAGGCTTACTGCAGAGGCAGCTGAAAAATTATTAAAAGGCAACATGGCTCAGGCTCAACAAGAACAGGCTCAAAAACAACAGCAAGATCCTCTTACTCAAATTCAACAAAGAGAGCTTGCCATAAAAGAACAAGAGCTAGAACATAAAAAACAAATGGATATGGCTAGACTTGAATTAGAAGCTCAAAAATCAATGATGAATGAAAAGCTTCAAACAGAAAGACTTGAATCTGAAAACAAAAGAGAAGGCGCAAGACTTGGCGTTAGTATTGCAAAAAATAATGCTGATGTTGAAATTAAATCTCAAAAGCTTAGAGATGAAGCTGTTGAAACAGGAACAAGAATGGCATTAGACATAACAAAAGAGTTATCTAATGGCGAGTAATGAAACAGTTTATACGCCAATATTAAAAAAAATTAAGGAGGAATCAGATGTTGTCACTTACCATATGGCATCCGGCAGACTATCCAATTTCGAGGAATACCAAAGACTTGTCGGTAAAATTGAAGGATTGTCAATCGCTACTGAACTGTTGCAAGAATATGAAAAAAGATTTATTGAAGATTAACCCTTCACAATTTGTCAATAGTTGTGTATATTTAAAATAACGATACTTCGGGCATCAAGCCCGCAAGGTAACTGTGAACCTTAATCACTGCAAAAAGGAACAGAGATGTACTCTGCAGAAAAATCAGAACTAAGCGAAGAAGTTACTCGTAAACTACCAGAGCCAAAAGGTTACAAGCTCTTAATTGCAATACCAAAGTTAGAAGAAAAAACTGACGGAGGAATCATTATACCAGATAAGCTAAAAGGAATGGAAGAAGTTGCATCCATTATAGGTTTAGTTATTGGTATGGGAACAACAGCTTACAACGACAAAGATAAGTTTCCAGATGGTGCATACTGCAAGGAAGGCGATTTTGTTATATTCAGATCATATTCTGGAACAAGATTTAAAATCAAAGGTGAAGAATTTAGGTTAATTAACGATGATACAGTTGAAGCTGTAGTTGATGATCCTAGAGGATATACGAGGGCATAATGGATAATACAGCAGAAAATATTGAACAAGAAATAGATATGTCTAACGAGGAAGTCGAGATAGAAATTATCGATGACACTCCTGAGAAAGATAGAAACAAACCTAAAAGAGCAGAAAACTTAGAGCCTCAGATTCCAGATGATGATGAGATATCTAAATATTCTGGTGACGTTCAAAAAAGAATTAAACAGTTAAAATACGAATACCATGAAGAGAGACGCCAAAAAGAAGAGGCATCCAGAACAAGAGAAGAAGCAATTAATGCGGCTTCTAAGCTCATGGAAGAAAATAAAAATCTAAGAAAAACCCTTGATGACGGTGAGGGAATATTAGTAGAGCAGGCAAAAGGTAGGGTTGAAGCTCAGTTATCAAGAGCCAAGCAAGAATATAAAGAAGCTTATGAAACTGGAGATCCAGATAAGCTTATGGAAGCTCAAGAAAAATTAAGCGGCTTGCAAAATGAAAAATACAGGGTGGAAACTTACAAACCTCCTGTTAGAGCAGTTGAGTCAGAGGTTCCTCCCCAAACATACCAGACGGCTCCTGCTCGACCAAAAGTTCAAGAGCCTACTGGTAAAGATAAAGATTGGCTTCAGTCAAATGAAAGCTGGTTTCAGAAAGATGGCTTTGAAGATATGACAGGGTACGCAATGGGCGTGCATCAAAAATTAGTTAAAGCTGGATTAAATCCTAAACTTGACACTGAAGATTATTACAGAAGAATTAATGATGCTATGGGAAAGGCTTTCCCAGATCATTTTAAAGACAAGCAAGGCGATGAGACATACGAGGTAGAAGCACCTCAACGCCAAGCTGGTAACGTGGTTGCCCCAGTAAATAGAAGTGCAAAAAAACCACGCAAAGTGCAGCTAACCTCCACCCAGATAGGACTCGCTAAACGTCTGGGCGTTACACCTGAACAATATGCAGCGCAATTATTGAAGGATTCATTAAATGGCTAATAGAGATTCAAGAGAAGTTAATACAAGAGACAATACAGAACGTAAAGCAACTTGGAAACCAGCCAATGCTTTGCCTGACCCCGATCCACAGGAAGGATTTGTTTTCCGTTGGATTCGCACATCATCATTAGGTCAATCTGATATGACGAATGTATCTTCAAAGTTTCGTGAAGGATGGGAACCCGTTAAACTGGAAGACCACCCAGAGCTTAAAATTATGCCTGATATTGATTCTAAATTTCAAGGTAATGTAGAGGTTGGGGGATTGCTTCTTTGCAAAAACTCCACAGAAAACATAGATGCTCGTAGAGAACATCATCAACAGTTAACATCTAATCAGATGTCAGCAGTTGATAATAATTATCTAAGGGAATCAGACCCCCGTATGCCAGTACTCAGACCAGAGAAAAGCACACGCACAAGTTAGTAATTTAAATATAAACTTTAATTAAAAGGAGACATACATGTCTACAATAGCAGCTCCTTTCGGTTTAAGACCAGTAGGGAACCTTTCTGGAACGTTCAATGATTCGTTTCGTCAATACCCAATACTGAGTTCTGAATCAACAAGGATATGTTTCGGTGACGCTGTCAAATTGACAGACGCTGGAGCAACAACCACTATCCAAAAGGATACTGGAACAACATCGTTAACGCCAATAGGTATTTTTATGGGCGTTAGATATACTGACCTAAGTACAGGGCAAACACAGTTTTCTCAAGTTTGGTCAGGAGCAGCTCATACAAATGGTATGGTTTATGTAAATGATGATCCAAATCTATTGTTTGAAATTCAAGCAGACGGTGCCGTTAATAACGATGATTTAGCAGCTAACTGTGCAGTTGTTCAAGGAACTTCAAATGCCACTTTAGGTATTTCAAGAGTTTCTTTAGACATAAGTACAGCAGCGACTACAGCAGCATTACCAATCAGAATTGTTGATTGGAAGGGCGGTTATGACGGTGATGAATATGGCACAGCTTATCCAATTATGTTATGTAAATGGAATACTGGTCATCAACTTGGTATTGGTGTCGTTTCTGGCGCCGCACCATCAGCAGCTTAATAGGGAGATTGAACAATGGCTATTTCAAGAGCACAACTCCTTAAAGAGTTGTTACCGGGCTTAAACGCTTTATTTGGTTTAGAATACCAAAAATACGAAGACGAACATGCAGAAATCTATGACGTAGAAAACTCAGAGCGTAGCTTTGAAGAAGAAGTAAAGTTGTCAGGATTTGGTGCAGCACCAATCAAGCAAGAGGGATCAGCTATATCTTATGATACAGCTCAAGAGTCTTTTACTGCTAGATATAACCATGAAACTATTGCAATGGGATTTTCTATTACTGAAGAAGCAATGGAAGATAATTTGTATGACTCGCTTTCAGCAAGATATACAAAAGCATTAGCAAGAGCTATGGCTTATACTAAGCAGACAAAGGCGGCTTCTTTGTTGAACACTGGTTTCGATTCTTTCACAAGTGGAGATGGGGAGTATTTGTTTGATACAGATCACCCAACTGTTTCTGGTGGAACTAACGCAAACAGACCAACAACTGGTGCTGATTTGAATGAAACATCATTAGAGCAAGCTGTAATTGATATTGCTGCTTTCAAAGATGAGCGTGGCCTACTAATCGCAGCTAGACCTCGTAAGTTAATCATTCCACCTGCATTAATGTTTGTTGCAACTCGTATTCTACAATCAGAATTAAGAGTTGGCAGTGCAGACAATGACTTAAATGCATTAAGATCAAATGGGTCAATCCCAGAAGGCTATTCTGTTAATCACTATTTAACAGATACAAATGCTTTCTTTTTGACTACAGATGTTCCTAATGGCATGAAGATGTTCGTAAGAACACCTATGTCAACAGCAATGGATGGAGATTTCAACACAGGTAATGTAAGATACAAAGCCCGTGAGAGATATTCATTCGGTGTGTCTGATCCATTAGGAATGTACGGTTCACCCGGCTCATCCTAGTAACTTAATAAAAGGGGGCGTTTATTCGCCCTCTTTCTTTTTATACCTTGACAGTTGCATAATGCGACTGACATTTGCCACGACAAGGAGATTTACATGGCTAATACAACTTTTAACGGAGCGATCCGTTCTGAAGGTGGTTTCACAACCATAAGCAAAGACGGCACAACAGGTGTCATATCAACATTATCAAGCATAAACTCAAGTGGGTTTGCCTCATTAGATGCTAACACGCTTTCAGTAGAAGCTGGAACTGGTATCACAACAGGTTCAGGAACTATATACAGATCATCTGTTCAAAGAGTTGGCGGAATAATCACAACAAATATTTTAATTGACTTAACTGGGTTAAGATCAACTGGTGGCGCAGACATCATTGGTGTTAATGGAACTGCTTTAGTTTGTCACATTGGTCAGCTAACTGCTGCACAAAACGGTACAATCTTAACAGGTAGTATGGAATGCTTTGAAGCTCCAGCAGGTGGAGATCCAGACATTAATATCCATTCAGCAACAGAAGGAACTGGTGTTGAGGATGGAGCGATATCTGGTCTTGCAGAGACTCTTTTAGTTAACGCTGGAGATGCAACATTAGGAAGTAAAGTTTATTTTACTGGTGTTCCAGCAGCAGATGAGTTTTTATATTTAACAACTGGCGCTGCAACAGATGCAGATTACACAGCAGGTAAGTTATTCATTCAGTTAATGGGTTACGCAGCTTAATTATGGGGGCAAAGCCCCCATCTTTACAAGGAGATAAATATGGCAGGTAAGTCAGATATTAAAGTTGCTTTTATTAGCGATGAAGTTGCTGCAGATCCAGACGGGATTTCCGCATCAGCGCAAGTTGCAAATAACGCAGCATTAGTAATAGGTGGTGCATTGCATGTTGGTAATGCTTATTCTTCACCGGGTTCAGCTAGAAAAATAGTTGTTGTATCTGGTGGCGATGATGATGAGATATCATTCACAGTTACAGGAACAGATATTGAAGGTAATGCTTTAGTAGAAACTTTTCTTGGAGCCAATGCTGGTACAGCAACAAGCACTAAATACTTTCAAACAGTTTCAGGTATATCAGCAGTAGGAGATCCGGCAGGAACAGTTACAGCAGGAACAAGCGCAGAAGCCTTAGATAAAGTTTTCTTTGGTAGAACTCGTCTTAAAGGTTATTCTATTGTTTCTGGTGGTACAGCTGGTGTTGTATCTTTTATTAATGGATCACCAAATGATTCAGGTTCTACTATTTTTAAAGCGAGAACTCTTGGCACAGATAATACTACTGTAGATAACACTATACCAGATGAAGGTGTGTTATTTGAAAACGGAATGTATGTTGCTTACAATAATACAACAGTAGACATGATGACATATTTCTTTGCATAGGAGTTAATATGCCTGAAAAGAAAAAAGGCACAATGAAAGGTCACACCATAGGTGGTGGTCAAAAGCGCCCTACAAAGTCTGGGGCAGGAATGACAGCTAAAGGTGTGGCTAAATATCGTAAAGACAACCCCGGCTCTAAATTAAAAACTGCTGTTACTGGTACAGTTAAGGCTGGTAGCAAATCTGCTAAACGTAGAAAATCTTATTGCGCAAGGTCTGCAGGGCAAATGAAACAATTCCCTAAAGCTGCAAAAGATCCTAATAGCAGGTTAAGACAAGCTAGGAAAAGGTGGAAGTGTTAATGGAAAAAAATGTTCAGTCATTGCAAATTGAAT